GTATGCGGGTCCGCCGAGCCCCGAAATATGCCTAGTTTTTGGTAAAAAAATCAGCTTTCGTTTTCTGGCCGGGGCCTCCATAAGGAGGGCCTTTTTTAATTTTCACTTCGAATTTATGCGGCCAAAATGATCACGGTATTTTTACGCGTTAAAAATGAAAGTCGAGGGATAGTTATGGCGGCAAAAAAAACGAAAGTGGAAGAGGTGCCCTTGCATGAACGTGAGGTCTTAACGAGTGAACTAGGTGCAGTCATCGGGAAGACGCCTCAATGGATCGGCCAGCTTACCCGGGAAGGAATTTTGAAGAAGGTCGCTCGTGGGAAATACATCCTTGGCGAAGCGGTTCAGGCGTACATCGAGCACGTCGAGGATGGAAGGACGGAGGGTGACCGATCGCGCCTCCAGGACGAACGGGCGGAGCTAACACGCATCAAGAAGGAGATCGCCGACCTGGAGTTGAGAAAACTTCGTGGCGAGCTTCACTCAGCGAAGGACGTTGAACTGCTCGTTTCCGACATGATCTTGACGACAAAAGCCCAATTACAAGTCATCCCATCGAAGTTGGCTGCCCGCCTTGAGAATGAATCGGCCGCGACCATTGAGCGGGAGATCAGACGAGAAATTAATGCCGCACTCGAATCCTTGGCAAACCATAAACCGAAGTTGGAAGAGGGGTCGAGTTGATTGGTCGTCGCGCAAAAGACGGTCGATCTTTTCGGGCAGTTGTACAAGCAATGGGCGCCGCGTGCCGAGCTTACAACATCAGAATGGGCTGATAAGTATCGCGTCCTCACGTCAGTAACGAGCGCTGAGCCGGGGCCATGGCGCACCGATCGGGCGCCTTATCAGCGCGAGATCATGGACAGCATCAACGACCCGGATGTGCAAGAGGTCGCGATCATGGCGTCGGCGCAGGTTGGCAAGACGGAATTTCTTTTGAATTTCATCGGTTACCACATCGATTATGATCCGTGCCCGATTCTGTATATGCTGCCTACAGAAAAGCTTATCAAGACATTTTCGAAGAATCGGCTGCAGGAAATGATCGATGCCAGCCCGCAACTGCGGGGAAAAGTTGCAGAGGCGAAGAGCAGGGACAGCAGCAACACGATCGACGAAAAGAGTTTCCCAGGCGGGTACATCGCTATCGTCGGCGCGAATTCGCCTTCATCCCTTTCGAGCCGGCCGATCAGAATTGTTCTATGCGACGAAGTGGACCGATATCCGAGATCGTCTGGGAAAGAGGGTGATCCGGTTACGCTGGCCACGCAGCGCACTGAAACCTTTACTTTCAACCGGAAGCATATTTTCGTTTCGACGCCGACAATCAAAGAGACATCACGGATCGAGCAGTTGTACAACGACAGCACGATGGAGGAATGGTGCCTTCCGTGCCCGTCCTGCGCTGAGCTGCAGCCCTTGAAGTGGCAGCAGATCAAATTCGAGTACGAGAAGACGGAAGACGACGACTTCGCTATTAAATCCGTGCAGCACGCATGCAAACATTGCGGCGCACTCCATTCCGAAAAAGAGTGGAAGCGCGGAGAAGGCCGTTGGATTGCTCGAAAAAAGCATTCTTCGCGCCGGGGATTCCACTTGAATCAGCTTGTCAGCCCGTGGTCATCTTGGACAACTGTGGTCAATAAGTTCCTGAAAGCAGAACGGGACGGCATCGATACGCTCAAGGTTTGGACGAACACGGTCCTGGGCGAATCGTGGGAAGAGAAGGGCGAGAAGCTGGAGGAGCAGGCGTTGTTCGAGCGCTGTGAGGAATACGGCGCAGAAGTCCCCGACGAAGTTCGGGTACTGACAGCCGCGGTCGACGTGCAAGACGATCGTTTCGAGATCGAAGTCATGGGCTGGGGGAAAGGTAAAGAATCATGGGGCATCCAATACCACGTCATTTATGGCGACCTTCGGAGACCGCAAATCTGGAATGAACTCGACGAGTTCCTGCGGCGAACATGGTCTAAGAGAGACGGCCAGCAGTTCGGGATAGCAATCGCGTGCGTCGATTCCGGAGGTCACTATACGACCGAGGTTTATCGTTTCTGTGCGCCTCGCTGGCATCGCCGCATTTTCGCGATCAAGGGGCTGGGTTCCATAAATGGCGAGTACATTCCGCTTATCGCCGGGCACACCAAGACACAGCGGGAGCAAGCGATACTATTTCGGCTCGGCGTCGACGAAGGGAAGGCGAAGGTGTTTGCCGATCTGAAACAGCAAAAGGTCGGCCCAGGATACTGCCATTTTCCGATTGGCCGTGGGTATTCATTCGAATTTTTCCGCGGGCTGACAGCCGAGAAAAGGCAGTTGCGGAAGCACATGGGACGCGCGTTTTTCGAATGGGTCAAAATCAGGGATCGGAACGAACCTTTCGACCTGCGAGTGTACAATACCGCAGCTCTCGAAATCCTTAATCCGAAGCTTGATATTCCTGTCGACGCGCCGCCTCCACCGCCGTCGCCGGCCGCGAAGAAGATTCCGAAGCGGCGTTTCGTCAAAAAGTCAAATATCTGGTAGGTGATTTGAATGGCTGTTCCGCAACAACAAAAGCGATGGCGTGACGAGCTGGCCGTCGTGCTGGAAAGGCTGGACATGTACTACCAGGCCGAGCGTGCGATTCTATCCGGTGCGCAGGAGTACAGGATCGGATCGCGGTCCTTGAGGCGAGGAGACCTACAGCACATCCAGGACGAGATTGACAGGCTGCAGAAACGCAAGAACGAGCTCGAGACGGCGCTTACGTCCGGTGCCGATCCGAACAGACGGAAGACATTCCGTGTTCTGTTCCGCGATTTATGAAAGGGGGGATGTAACTTGTGAACATCTTCGAGAAGGCGATAGACAAGGCGGTCGCTGCCATATCACCGCAACATGCGCTGAAACGTGAGGCGGCCCGGGCGAAACTCGAAATCGTGCGTAGATTCACGAATAGTGGTTACTCGCACAGTGGGGCCAGCCGGCGGAAGAAGAGCATGCAGGGTTGGGATAGTTCGTCGCGGTCGCCACAAGAGGACATCGGTAATAATCTAGCTCTCCTGCGGGAGCGAAGTCGGGACCTTTACATGTCCGGTGGACTCGGCACGAGTGCAATCAAGAAAAATCAGTCTAATGTGTTGGGTTCGGGGCTGACGCTGAAATGTCAGCTCAATTACCGAAAACTTGGTCTGACGCCAGAACAAGCGAAAGAGTGGGAGGATGAGACAGAATTCGAATTTGGTCTATGGGCGTCATCAAAGATCGACCATACCGGGATGAATGACTTTTATGATGCTCAGCGGATTGCGCTGCAGGGTTGGTTGATGAACGGTGATGCTCTGGCAGTGATCAAATACGCAGATGCCGGCGAAGTTCTGAATCCGTACCGCTTACGATTGCACTTAATTGAAGCGGATCGCTTGAGCACACCAGGTCAGGTATCTCCGATCATAACCGGGTTTGATGGAGCCATGACAATGGATTATGTGGAATTTCCGGACGGTCGACGCATTCAAAACGGCATTGAAACCGACAGTTCTGGCAAAGTGATCGCCTACCACATCTGTAATCAATATCCGAACAGTATGCTACCGACGCACAAGCCGATGTCGTGGCGACGCGTGGAGGCGATCAATGCTGTCACTGGGTTGCCGAACGTACTGTTTATTATGGACCCTGAACGGGCCGAGCAATATCGCGGCGTCCCTTACTTAGCACCAGTCATCGAACAGGTAAAACAGATGAGCCGATACACGGAGGCGGAGATTGCGGCCGCGATTATCAACAGCTTTTTCACGGCGTTCATCACCTCAGAGCTGCCACAAAATACGATGCCGCTCGGCGAAGGGGTTCCGGTAGAACAGCAGGTCGATCTTCCACCAGAGGAACGCCTTTCCAGCTACGAAATGGGGCCCGGGACAATCAATATGTTGGCTCCAGGGGAAAAAGTATCATTTGGTGACCCTCAGCATCCGACAAGCGGATTCGATGTGTTTACAAAATCGATGGCACAACTTGTTGGAGCGGCGCTTGATATTCCGTATGAAATGTTGCTCGGGGTGTTCAATTCCAGCTATTCGGCCAGTCGAGCAGCACTGCTTCAAGCATGGCGTCCGTTCCGCGACAGACGTGATTGGTTTGCGCATGATTTCTGTCAGCCGGTTTATGAAACATGGCTTTTCGAGGCCGTTGCAACCGGACGCATTAAGGCGCCTGGCTTTTTTCGTGACCCGAAAATTCGCAAATTGTGGAGTCAGGCTATCTGGATAGGTCCATCCCCTGGCCAGATCGATCCGGTCAAGGAAGTACAGGCTGCCGCGATGCGGATCAAATATCGGTTCAGTACGCATGAGCGCGAATCGATGGAACTCAATGGTTCCGACTACGACAATAACGTCGATGTTCTCCGTCGCGAATACGCAGCCGCAGAGGGCTTGCCGGATATCCCGAATGAAACGGTCGTTGTGGAAGGGGGTGAAAAAGAAAATGGCCAAGAGGATTGATGTAAAAGGAACGATCATCCCGTCAAATTATCAACGAGTATATGACTGGATAGGGTGGGAGGCGACGAGCCCCGTTAAAATCCAAAGCCTGCTCGATGAGGCTGGCGGTGAAGATGTCGATGTCTACATCAGTTCGGGCGGAGGGGATGTCTATTCCGGCGCCGAGATTTTTTCAGCACTGAGGGAATATTCCGGTAAAGTCGTCGTGAAAATCATTAGCCGCGCTGCTAGTGCAGCTGGGATTATTGCGATGGCCGGGGACGTCGTCCAAATCTCCCCGGTGGCACAATTTATGCTCCATAACGTCCGGTCAGTGAGCGAAGGGGATTACCGTGATCACTATCATTCTGGTGACGTAAGCAAAGGGTGGAACGAGACTCTAGCTAATGCTTACCAGTTGAAAACCGGTTTGAGCAAAGATGAGCTGCTCGCGCTCATGGACAAAGAAACGTGGCTCTCTCCACAAAGGGCGGTCGAGTTGAAATTTGCCGACGAAATTATGTTCGACGAACATAATCAGTTGACTCTTGTCGCCAGTGATACGAATGACGGCATTTTACCAAGCGAGACAGTGCAGAAACTGCATAATATCTTGATTTCTCAGGAGAAAGGTGATGGTTCCATGTCGATGGTAAATCAAAACGGGCAACAGCAGAATACTTCTCAAAATCAGCAACACCAAGCGGCCACTGAACCGCAAAACCCTGTGCAAGCCGCGCCGCAAGCACAACAACAAGCCGTAGACTTCGCCGCACAAGAGCGCGCCCGGCTGCAAGCGATCGATGCGATCGCGGCAAACATTGATCCGGCCTTGGTTAACGAAGCCAAATACGGACCGAACCCTATGACGGCTGAGCAACTGGCCTTCAAGGCGATGCAAGAGGGTAAGATGATCCAAACCGGCATCTTCCAAGCTGCTGTGCAAGCAAACGCTGCGGCTGGTGCTCAGGGCGTTGGGGCCGCATCGGTTCAGCAAAACTCGGAACCGGAATTTGATCTGACGAATTTGGCGGACGTGAACAAGGTATTCAATGCCTTGGATGCGGCGAACGAACAACGCTGGGCGCAGCGGCAAATGAACCTGATGAATGGAGGTAGAATCTAAAATGGCAAACGTCAATTCGAATTTCGGCTCTGTCCAGCCGAACACACTTTTTGCAGGAACCGAGGTGCCTGCATTGACGACTTCGATCGTAATTGCCTCCGGTGAGGGCGAATTGAACGTCGGTGCAGTTATCGGTGTTATGACAGCGGACGGCAAGGGGAAACTTGTCGATGGTACAGCGACCGACGGAAGCGAAGTCGCGAAATATGTATTGGCTGAACCGATCGATGCTACAGATGCAGATGTCGAAGCTGTCGTATATAAGACGGGCATCTTCAACTTCGACGCGTTGTATGTGGCCAGCGGTGACACGGTCGATGCTCATGCCGAAGAACTGCGCGAAGTGAATATCCACTTCCGCAAGAACTATTAATTCAGGGGGTAAGGCTGAATATGAAGATCAAAGCAAGCGCAATTAAGTCGTTTTTCAACGGTCCCGTAGCTTCTGCTACATCGACAGGTGGCAACATCGACATCTATCAACCGCAGACGATGCTGCCGGCATACCAAAAACGCATGCCGGTCACCACGTTCCTTCTCGATACGTTTTTCCCGACGTTTGCAACGTTCGACACGAAGCACGTCATTATGGACTTCAGGAAGAACCGTCAACGGGTTGCGCCGTTTGTGGTGGAGGGGAGCAATCCTGTTAACATCAAGAAAGAAGGGTACCGGACGGAGCTCTATGAAGCACCGTTCATCAATCTGAGTGACACTTATGACGTCTCTCTGCTGCAAAGCAGGCTTCCGGGGGAAGCGGTGTTCGGCGGTTTGTCTCCTGACCAACGAGCACTCTACTACATGCAAGAAAGTTACAACGAAATGGATGACATGATCATCCGTAAAGAGGAACTGACGGTTGCACAGATCTTGCAAACGGGCACTGTGACGATTGATGGGTATGTCGACGACTCCGCGACAAAGGTGCGCACGGATACGCTCGACTATGATTTCGATAATGTGATCAGCTTGAGCGGTAGCGACGCGTGGAATTCGAGCACATCGAAAAAATACGAGAATCTGCTTCAAGCAGTCACACTGATTCGCCAAGCCGGCTACAATCCGACTCGTGCGATCCTGGGGAGTGGCGCTTGGGAAGACCTGAGAGCTGATGACGACTTCATGAACAAATACATGGATGTCCGTCGTGCAGTTTTCGGAGAAATCAATCCCCAGCTTAACATCACGAATGGCAATGGCTATATGTACGTCGGGCGTCTTACTGAACTCGGAATTGACCTGTTTGTGTATTTGGCATGGTACTGGGACGATGTAACCCGATCGCTCAAACCTTACATTGACGATCATAAGGTCATCGTCGGCGCGCCGAATCTCGGCGAAATGTTGTACGGCGCAAACACGATCATCCCGGAAGGCTCGATTGACTTCCAGACGGTGCGCGGACGTCGCTGCACGAAAGTAGCGGTAGATCGCAGCAGCGACACCAAGAAGCTCATCATGAAGTCGCGCCCGATTCCGAAGCCGTTCGATGTTTCGGCATGGGCCGTTATCAACACGCGGGCCTAATGTGAGGTGAACAGTCTATGAGATACCAAGTCAAAAAAGGCGTATTGTTGCATAATGGAGCCCGATACGCTAGGGGCTCCTTTTTTGATGCCGACGAATCTGAGGTGAAGGGTCTACTCGCTGATGGCATCATATCTCGGGTGTTCGCCTCAGAAACTCTCGTTCCGGCAACCCCAATCGCCCCGAAGGACCCGGAAGACCCGCCGTCGCCGTCGAACGATGATGAATTTCTGCCGACCGTTGAGGAGTTCGGAAAATTGAACGCAGCGGAGCAAAAGGCGCTGCTCACCGAACTGCAGATCGAGCCCGCCACGAATGCGGAAGAACGTCTGCGTCAGTACACCGAATTTTACGACAAGGCGGGGATTGACGGTGACGACGTTTAAAGATCAAGTCGCGAGTGACATCCAAAACGTTTTCCTCAATTCCGATGAATTCGCAACGCCGCACCTAATCGACGGACGCGAAATCATGGTGATCGTCGACGAAAATCCGAATGATCCGCGATCGCTGAACATGGGGCATCAAAGCGCCCTCGAATATGGGGGCAGCACATCAATCCGAACGTTGGTCATATACGTCGACCCGCTGGAACTCGGCTATGAGCCGCGCGTGGACACGCATCTGAATTTCGACGGCAAAGTCTACAACGTGCGCCATGTTGCGACCGAAGACGGCCTGTACCGGATCACTTTGGAGGCGTACGTCGGATGATTCGCCTGACGTTGGAGCAGGGGCGCAAGCTCAGGCGCGCCCTTGCTCAAATACCGAAGGATATTCCGAAAGCCACTGCGCGGGCAATAAACCGTTCGGTACAGGCAGCTCGGACGGAGTTAGCGCGGCAACTCCGCGCCGAGTACCACATCAAGCACAGCGAGATCCTTGCTGCTGCGAGGATACGCCAGGCTAGTGCTGACCAGCGGAGCATATACGCAACGATCAATGTTAGAGGTACCCGCCGCGAATTGATTCAGTTCAAGATTTTACCGAAGCCGCCGTTCAAACGTGTTCCGAAGGTTTTGCGAGCTGCGGTCAAAAAATCAACCGCGCCTAAACCGCTGCGTGGGGCGTTCGTCCAAAAGGGACGGTCGAGCGGGAAATACCATGTCCTCATGCGAACCGGCACTGCTCGATACCCGATCCATATCAAATACGGACCTTCCATTCCCGAAATGGCGGGCAATCCGAACGTCAAAGCAGCGGTCGAGCAGAGAGCGCGGGAAATTCTGGCCAAGCGTCTCGACCATGAGATCGGCCGCATCAACCAAAAATTTTTGTCGAAGTGAATAGGAGGAGGAACAAATGAGTGTAAGCCTGCTGATGCAGTCGCTCAAGGGTTTTATCGAAGCGGAGTTTGCTGGCGACGTCTCGACCATCCCGCATGTTCACCTCGGCTCGCTGCCGAAACTCCGGCCGGGGGACCCTGAGGGCTACCGCACACCGTATATCGTCATCAGGCCAGACAGCGGAACCGATACGGAAATGGATTCGGAGACCCAAATCAAGCTGATTTTCGGTATCAAAGATGACGACGGCGTCGAAGCGATCATGACACTAACCAACCTCATGGAGCGATTCCGGATCGCCATTCAGCGCCGGGTGATGATCGCGAATCTGTACCAATTGAAGAAGCCGTATACTTGGAAAATCTTCGACGAGCAGCCCATCCCATACTACGAGGGCGAGGTCACGACAAAATGGGACACGCCGCCGATCTTTCGGGAGGTGCCGAACATTTGAGCAAAAGAAAAAAACAGCAGCAAGCGCCCCCGTCGCCAACGCTGATTTACGTCGGCCCGACGATTCAACACGGGCGCTTGACTCAAAACACCGTCTTTCGTGACGGGTTTCCGTCGTATCTGGACGATCTATTGCAGGGCGATCCGGATATCGAGTTGCTGATTGTGCCTGTGCAGCAACTCGTCGCGACGAGAATTGCTGCTGCTACACCAGGGACGCCGCAGCACACTGTCTATCAGCGGTTATTGAAAGGAGTTGGAAAATAAGTGGAAAAACACGGCGTATATACGACAGAAATCCCCACGTCATTGCCGCCTCAGTCGGTTCAGCAGATCACATTGCCGGTAGTCTTCGGTACGGCGCCTGTCAACCTCACCGACACCGCGCCGGTCAACGAACCGATTCTCTGCTCGTCCTTTGACGAGGCGGCGTCCAAGCTGGGGTACAGCGACAACTGGACAGATTATACCCTGTGCGAGCACATGCACGCGCACTTCCGGCTGTACCGTCTCGGTCCGGTCGTTTTTGTGAATGTCCTTGACCCGGCGCTGCACAAAGCAACTGTACCCCCGGAGGTAAAATCGGTAAGTTCAGGGGTCATTACGATTCAGCAGGAAGGTATCCTGCGTGACAGCGTCATCGTGATGTCGGAAGACGGAACGGAAACCTACGAAGCCGGCACCGACTACACGCTCGGCTATAACGCAAAAGGTGAGCTCGTGATCACGGTTCGCTCTAGCGGTTCGATTCCATCCGGCGTTTCGACGCTGCAAGTTGGATATGACGTGCTTTCGCCTTCGTCGGTGATGAGTGCCGATCTGATCGGCGGCATCGATTCGATGAGCGGCCAAGCGACCGGCCTCGAGCTGCTGAACGAAGTGTTCCCGCGCTTCGGCTTGATTCCGAGCCTTGTCCTTGCTCCGGGATTCGCGCAAGACCCGGTCGTCGCAGCGGTTTTGGCGGCGAAGGCGTCGACCGTTAACGGAAACTTTGAAGCCCACGCGGTGGTGAATCTCAACGTCGAAGAGATCGAAAAGTACCAGGACGCGCCGACTTGGAAAAATCAAAACGACCTGACATCACCGATGCAATTTGTTGGCTATCCGTACGTAACGCGCGGCGGAAAACGATTTTGGTTTTCGACGCATTTGGCATGCGGGATGGTCCGGACGGACCTGGCCAATGAGGGAATTCCGTACTACAGCGTCTCGAACCAACCTCTGCTGATCGATGGGGTTGAGCAGAAAAACGGAGCTCCGCTGTATCTCGGTCAAGACCAAGCGAACTTTTTGAACAGTCAGGGGATTGTCACGGCTCTTCGGTTCCCGGACTGGCGCGCGTGGGGCAACCGGACGGCAGCGTATCCGGCCGACGTGGACCCGGTCAACTCGTTTATTCCGATCCGCCGCATGATGAGTTGGATCAAAAACCAAATCATTCTGCGGACATGGTCGAAGGTCGACAATCCGCTGAATGTCCGCTTGGTAGAAGCGGTCACGGACGAGCATAATGCATGGCTCAATGGCCTTCAATCGGTTGGCGCCCTCCTCGGTGGCAGGGTCGAATTTCTCGAAGCGGATAACCCGAATGATTCTCTGATGAACGGTCGGATCGTCTTCCGGGTTTACGTCGCTCCGCCGCCGCCGGCGCAGGAAATTCATTTCATGGTTGAATATGACGCTCAATACCTGTCCGCAGTAATTCCGACGGCAGAGTAAAGGAGGAAAAAGTAGATGTCGAGGTATATCATTCCGCAAGGTCTTACGGGTTACTCGGTCTACAGAGGTGCGCAATATCTGGGCGTATCGGAGGTGACGTTGCCGAACATGACCGCTCTCACACAAACGGTCAGCGGCGCAGGAATCCTCGGAGAGATCGAAACCCCGACTAAGGGAGAATTCGGCAGCTTGACAGTCAGTTTGACGTGGCGCGTCGTGGAGCCGGCGGCAATCGTGCTGCTGGAGCCTCGAACGCATGCGCTCGACTTCCGCGGAAATTCTCAGGTTTACGATAAGCTCACAGGGGAGCACAGGGACGAAGCGATCAAAATATCGGTGCGAGGTACGCCGAAGGGGCTTGATCTTGGACGGATGGGGGCTAACACCACGACGGATACGGCGAACGAACTCGAAATCACGTATATCAAGATCATGGTTGCGGGCCGAACTGTGCTTGAGCACGACAAATACAACTATATCCATATCGTGAACGGCACCGACTGGAACGCGCAAAAGCGCAAAAATCTGGGGCTGTAGGAGGGCATTCGGATGAGTGAAGAGCAAACAAAAGCCGCCGAGAACGTTTATGTTCTCAGGCGGCCTTTTACTTTCGAAGAGCAGGAGATTACAGAATTGCACCTTGATTTCATGAAATTGTCTGGTGATGACATTCTGGCAATCGAGCGCCGAATCTTGAACGAGGGGCATCCGATGCCGCTTGTGAAAGAAACAAGCAAAACCTTTCAAGCTTATGTTGCGGCTGCAGCTGCTGGCGTCCAGGTAGAGCTGATCAAAAAATTGCCGGCAAAAGACTTTTCGGCCGTGACATTGTTGGCACAGGATTTTTTACTGCTATAGGGTTCGCAGGAACTACAGCCTTGCGGGCCCTCTGTATTTCTTGGTCCGTTTTCGCGCCGGTTTCCTTCTGGCTCAGCTTGCCGCTGTCAGAATTGCACGAATGGCGGGAGGCGATCGAGCAGGTGAACGGGAAGCGAGGTGACAAACGTGGCATCTCAAAACGTCTATGAAATCGCGTTTCGACTGAGCGCCGCACTTGATGAGCGTTTTAGGACAGTATTTTCAGGCGTCGATCATCGGATCACGGATTTAGAGCGGCGTCTGAATAGCTTCAACAATATCGGGAGGCGCAACGGTGGTTTCGGCAGGGGAATTGTAACCGGCCTGACACAGATTGGCAAAGCGGCTGGAGTAGCCGCCGGCGTAGCGATCGCCGGCGGCATTTATGCGGCAGGTTCGGTCGTCAAAGATTCGGTTTCCAAAGCAATGGATTTTGAATCGCAGTTGTCGACGATCCAAGCCCTGACAGGTGCGACCAACCAAGAAATGAACAAGATGCAGGCGTTGGCGCTCAAAATGGGTGCGAACACGAAGTACAACGCGCTCGAGGCCGCGCAGGGCATCGAAGAACTGCTCAAAGCCGGCCTGACCCCTGCAGCGGTACAAGCCGGGGGACTGGAGGCGGCGCTGAATCTGGCGACCGCTGGTAGCCTCGATCTGGCCTCTGCGGCTGAGATCATGTCGACCGCCCTCAATGCATACAGGGACGACAACATGTCTGCAGCTCAGGCTGCAAACATCCTTGCAGGAACCGCGAATGCATCGGCCACCAGCGTGGAAGAACTCCGTTATTCGCTATCCATGGTTTCGGCCGTTGCGTCCGGCGTCGGGACATCATTTGAGGACACGAACGTCGCTCTCGGCTTGTTTGCCAACAACGGCCTGAAAGGCTCGGATGCAGGTACGTCGCTCAAGACGATGCTGATGAATCTGAACCCTGCGACAAAGTCAGCTCGAAAAGCAATGGCGGAACTAGGGCTGATAACCGAAAAGGGTGCAAATGTATTTTACAATGCAAACGGCGAGTTGAAATCTCTCGAGGAAATATCCGGAATTCTGCGCAAGTCGCTATCAAAACTGAATGCGCAACAGCGGCAAGCTTACCTGAAAGAGATGTTTGGCACGGACGCGATCCGCGCTGCCAATATTCTCTACAAAGAGGGAGCAGAAGGCGTCGCAAACTTCCGGAAAGAGATGAGCAAAGTCACCGCTCTGGACGTTGCAAAAAAGAAAATGGACAACGCGGCTGGTGCAGTCGAACAATTTCGTGGCGCCCTTGAAACGCTCCAGATTTCCGCGCTCATGCCGACTATGCCGATCATTAAGGACCTTGCTCTTGCTGCTGCTGATTTTGTCGAAAAGTACACGCCACAAATTACGGCCGGAATCGAAAGGATGGTAAACAGGGCCCGTAATTATCTCAGCGAACGATTCTTCAACAATCCTGAGTTTCAGCAACTTGACCTATCCGGCAAAGTCAGCTTTGTGGCCGAGGATTTAGGCGGGATGCTGAGTACTTGGCTTAGAGGTGAACAGGCAGCGAAAATAGCCAAGGTGGGAGCAGATATTGGCGGAGGTTTGATAACTACTGCCGGCAAAGCTGCTTTTGGCGCAATTTCCAATAATCCAACGCTCTCCTTGCTTCTGGGTGGGTATCTTGGTTTAAGATCAGGACCAATCGGAGTAGTAGTCGCCCTCAGCGTGATCGCTCCTGTTTGGATAAAAAAGTTCCTCGATTATGCAGACCAAAAACTCGAACCATATACAGCATCTGGCAGAGGAGCGAAGATTGCGGAGAACGTCAATAGCCTTTATCAAGCAGCAGAAGAGAACTCGAAAAAGAACCCCGGACAGCCACTGTTTAAAGGCGGAGAAATTAAAGCTCCACCTAAAAAGAAAAGCTGGTTGTCTAACTGGTGGGAGAACGGGATTACATTAAGGGCAACTGGCGGATATGTCACAAAACCGGAACTGGCAATGATCGGAGAAGGCCGTTCGCCAGAATGGATTATTCCTGATGAACGTTCCCCTCGTTCGCGTGGCCTTCTGGCCGCGGCAAACGAATCGATCGGTTTCCCGGGGGGATCGGGAGGAGGGGACTTCGTGTTTTCCCCGACATACAACTTCTACGGCAACGCTGACCAAGAGGCGGTCAAACAGATGGAGCAAGCGATCCGTCGCGATTTTGAACGAGAGTTCAATGCGTACAAGGCGCAGCAAAGGAGGTTGTCGATGGCATGAGCTACGTCACGCAGTTAGGCGATACCTGGGACGGGATCGCCTACAAAGTTTACGGCAACGAGCGCCTGTTCCCGCTGCTGATCGATGCGAATCCCGAACATTTCGATACCGTGATCTTCTCGGCGGGCGTCACACTGGCCGTGCCTTCGGCCCCGCCGAACGTAAGCAGCAGCCTACCGCCATGGAAGCGAGATGATGTCTCATGAGTACGTCACAGGTCGCCCGTCAGGCGATCGTATACGTCGAATACAACGGCCGTGACATCTCGGAGTCGGTTGCGGACGACCTTATGACGTTTTCTTATACCGACAGCGCTCCCGGACAACTCGATGATCTGCAGATCACGTTGCAAGATAGATGGCAGCGCTGGCAAGGGGACTGGTCTCCGACCGAAGGGGACCGCATCAAAGCGTCGATCCGAACGATCAATTGGGACGGTCCGAACCAGTTCCGGACGCTCCCCTGTGGCACGTTTGAATATGACTCGGATGACGTCAGCGGGCCGCCGGATACGGTAACGATCAAGGCTGTCTCGCTGCCCTTTGGGAGCAGCGTGCGCAGGGAGAAGCGATCCCGCGCGTGGGAAAAGGTCACGCTCCGCACGCTCGCCGCGGACGTCGCTAAAAACGCCGGCCTGCAGCTGCTCTATTCGGTCAATATTAACCCGGTGTACGAACGTATCGAGCAAAATCAGCAGTCCGATCTCGCATTTTTGCTGGACACGGCGACCAAAGAAGGCGTTGCGCTCAAGATCACCAATGGCCGGCTAGTGCTGTTCGACGAAAAAGTTTACGAGCAACAACCTCCAGTCGCGACGATCAGGCGAGAGGACGCGATCAATTATTCGTTCTCTCGTTCAACGTCCGACGCTGCGTACCGGGCGTGCGAGGTGCAGTATACGGCAAACAAAAGCAACAAGACGATCAAAGTGACATATGTTCCGCCCGGGGCCCCTGCAAAGGGGCCTGTTTTGCGTTTGAACGAAAATGCGTCGTCTCAAGCCGAGGCGCTTCGTCTCGCCCGAAACAGACTGCGCGAGCAGAACAAGAATTATGGCCGTGCTCGTTTGACGGTACCAGGCGATCCGCGGCTGGTTTCCGGCGTGACGGTTCAGATCGAAGGCTGGCGCCGATATGACGCGAAGTACATCGTCGAGAGCGCAACGCACAGCGTAAGCGCTGGCGGATATGAAACGGCTATCGAAATTCGCAAGGTGCTGGGGTGGTAGTATGCAAATCTTGATCCGCATTGGTGTCGTGTCGACGACAAATCCGCAGCAGGGAACGGTAAGGGTTGCTTTCCCGGACCGGGACAACCTGGTATCCGACGAATTGCCGGTATTGTCTATTGGTGGGATCTTCGCAATGCCGCGGGTAGGAGATCCGGCGCTGTGCCTTTTTCTCGGCAATGACCTCGGGGCTGGATACTACCTCGGGTCCTTTTACACCGAGGGATCGACAGTCCCGGATACGTCGCAGGGAGCTGTCGTCCCGGGTAATTTAACCGTCACAGGCTATCTATACGGAGGTGGTCAGCCGTGATTGGGACGCTTGGCGTTGTGCCGTTTATTGTGACCCCTCGGGTTGTCCGGACATTCGACGAGCTAAAGAAGAGTAAAGCTGGCCGCTGGGCAGAGCACGAAAGGCTTGGGAAGAAGCCTCTGCTGCAGTATATCGGACCCGGTCTCGACGAGGTCAGCTTATCCTTGTTTTTTGATTCCGACCTCGGTCTCAACCCTCGCAAGGAGATTGATCGACTGGAGAGGATGGAGGCCGAAGGGAAAGCCTATCGGCTCGTTATCGGCGGAAAGCCGATCGGTGGCATTAACAAGTGGGTAATTACGTCGCTCAATTGCGCCTATACGCGAATAGATAATCGGGGCACGGTGCTGGCTGGACGAGCTGACCTCACACTTCGGGAATACGTGGTGAGGAAATGATTATACGGACAGATATATATGACGTTAACCTGATGCCTGCCACGGTCGAGGATGAAATCGCGCAAAACGTTCGGACGATCGTTTCAACGGTGCAGGGCACGGTCCCGCTCGCCCGCGAATTTGGCGTCGAATCATCCGCCCTCGATGTACCTATCGAGATCAGCAAGGCGCTCCTCACAGCTGCCGTAATTGACGCCGTCTCGCAGCACGAGCCCCGGGCGGAAGTGGTCGAAGTCCGGTTCGACGACGAACAGCCGATCGAAGGTGTTCTGCGCCCGACCGTGGTCATCAATATAGTCGGAGAGGAGGGAACAGAGGGATGAGCGCTCTTGTCGATTTGCCCGAAATTGAATTTGTAGACCCGGACGTCGAGCGATACGCGAACAACATGATCACCGTTGTCGAGGGCATCCTAGGCCGCAAGCTCTACCCGGGCGATCCGTTACGGCTCTTTCTGCTCTCGGAGGCTGCATTGAAAGTACAGATGCTGGCCGCGATCAATCAAGTCGCTAAATCAAATTACCTGCGGTACGCCAGAGGTACCGTCCTTGACCATATGGGCGCGTTTACGGAGACGCCGCGCATGCCGGCAACATACGCAACGACAACACTGAGAGTGACGCTCTCTGCGGCGCAGCCGACCGTGATTCCGATACCGATCGGAACGCGCGTGAGCAATGAGGGGGACCCGAAAGTATATTTCGAGACAACCGAACTGGTCGAAATACCGGTCGGTATATTGACGGCGAACGTCCCGGCCAGAGCGGTGCAGCCCGGAGCGTCAGGGAATGGATTCCTGCCGGGACAACTCAACCAGATCGTCGACCCGTTGCCGTTTGTCAAAAGCATCGTCAACATCACAGAGTCCGCTGGCGGCGCCGACGTGGAGAGCGACGACGCCTACCGACAGCGTATCCGGCAGGCGCCTGAGTCCTTTTCTGTTGCAGGACCGACGGGAGCTTATGAATATTGGGCCAAGTCGGCCAATTCGGCGATCGTGGACGTCTCTGTCACCTCTCCGGCGCCGACGGAGGTTCTGATCGTCCCGCTGCTCGCCGGCGGGGAGATCCCGGGGCAGGAAGTCCTTGACGCTGTGCGGACTGCCGTCAGCGCTGATAACCGCCGGCCGTTGACCGATTTGGTAACGGTAGCAGCTCCGACTGTTGTGAATTACGACGTGACGTTGACGTATTGGATTAATCGAGATTCCAGCGCCGACGCGGTCGCGATACAAGCTGCCGTCACTCAAGCAATCAATGATTTTGTGCTTTGGCAAAAGTCCAAGCTCGGCCGTGCTGTCAATCCCTCAGAGCTGATCGGACGGATTATGCGAGCGGGGGCGTACCGGGTGGAAGTTACAAGCCCGGTATATACGGCAGTAGGCGACACGAGCGTCGCTATTGCCGGAACAATCACTGCTACGTATGGGGGGCTGGTTGATGATTAAGATTTCGGATGTTTCACTTCTTGACCTGCTCCCGCCGAATCTCCGCTACGTCCCGTCGCTCTCGGCCGCAGCGCAAGCGATCGACGCGGAACGCAAGGATATTCTTGACGCGATCAATAAATTGGCGCTCTTTCCGCGCCTCAACTCGCTGACCGATGTAGAGGCGGACGAACTGGCGTGGCAATGGCATGTCGACTTCTACGACCCGTCGCTTCCGCTTGATCAGCGGCGGGAGCTCGTGAAGAAAAGTTACGCGTGGCACCGGCGGAAAGGGACGCCCTCGGCAGTGGAAGAGTTAATCCGGACGATCTTCGGGGACGGCGAAGTTCAGGAATGGTTTGAGTACGGTGGCCAGCCGGGAATGTTCAAGGTCATCACATCGAACTCCTCGACTACGAGCGACATGGCGCAGGAATTCCTTGAGGCGATCAAATCGATCAAGAATGTCCGCTCGCACCTCGAGGCGATTGAAGTGACGGCAACCGAAGACATGAACCTGTATTGGGCTGGCGTAGTCCAGACGGGCGATTTCCTAACATTGAGGCAGGTGAACTAGCATGGGAGTTTTTAACGGCCTATTTCTCACGACACGGGGGAAAGCCCTCCAAGCAAAGGCGCAAGCGGGGGCAACCCTGCATTATACGCGAATCGGGATTGGTGACGGCTCTTTGGCCGGTACTCCGCCAACAGAGCTCACGCAGCTGATCAGTGAAAAGAAATCAATACCGATTTCCAAATTGCAGCGACTCAGCGGCGGCAAAGCGGTCGTTGGCGGCGTGTTTACGAATACAGGCTTGGCGACGGGGTTTTATTTCCGGGAATTCGGCGTGTATGCGCAGGACCCGGACCTAGGCGAAATCCTGTACTGCTACGGAAACGCGGGCAGCAGCGCTGATTTTATCCCACCTGACAGTGGATCTGATGTTCTCGAGCGGCACATCGCCGCGGTGACGATCGTTGGTAATGCGGAGAATGTCACAGCATCTATCGACCAATCCTTGGTATTCATTACCATAGAAGATTTTAACGAGCATGTTGACGCCACGAACGGCGTGCACGGAGCAACCAGCGCAGCAACGCCTGCCACGATTGCACAACGTGATGCGAACGGGCAATTCGAAGTCGGCGCGCCGACGGCCGCCAATCATGTAGCGCGGAAGACTGATCTTGACGCGCACACTGCAATAACAAACGGTGCACACGGTGCAACAAGTGCAGCAATGGCAAATCGAATTGTTCAGCGGGACGCGAATGGTCGAGCCAAGTTTGCCGCCCCGGCAGCGAGCGATGACGCAGCGCGGAAAGCGGAGGTTGATGCGGCAATAAGTATGATAAATCCCGCAGTGAGTGCAGCTATAGGCGGGAAGCAGGTACCGGGGAACGACCTGAACAATGCAACGAAAGCTGGTCGATATTATTTCACAAACACGACAGCAAACCGACCGTTCGAATATGGTACCATTGATGTCATTGTCAGCGATGGGGATACGTATAACGGAGTGGATAACTGGATATGGCAGATCGGATATGGCACAGCAGGGGAAGCACCTAAATTCCGCAGCAGAGTCAACTCCGGAGCATGGGGTCAGTGGGTTTCTTATATTACTGATAGGGGCGGAACCATCAGCGGAAATGTTAATGTAAAAGGAACCGGGTTTTACCCACTAATAGTCGAAACATCGAATGCGTCTGGCGGTGGTATTGCCTTGCGTCCCGTGAACGATGATATGAAACGTATTGAGTTGTCTGCAAAGGAAGATGGAGCATTCCGTGTCTATCAACGGTCTGCGAGTGCCGACACTTTCATAATCGAATCAGATGGTGCAGTCAAAATTCCAAAAAGGCTTGGCGTAGATGGATCTATGACTGTCTGGGGTGGGGGCGGTAGTTTGGCACTAAAACCCGGCTCATCCGACCACGTGTACATGGAATTTTACGCTGATTCTCAGGCACCAAACAACCGAAGCGGGTACATTGGCTACGCTTCTCCGGGAGATGTTAGCATACATGTACAAAACTCGCTCGGAAATATCGACTTACTACCTAAAGCCGGAGGACTTGTATATACGCCTGGCACACTCAGCGTTAACGGTAATTTTGTGGTCGAGCCTAACGGTAATGTGTGGAGATACGGGCAACTACAAGCGCAAGTTCGTGTGAACGGGGGTATGCTCCAGTATTGGAATGGTTCGGCGTGGGTTAACGCAGGCAAAAGGTGGGCGGGTGGGTCTGCGACGGCAAGATATGGGGGTATATCTGGAGCGCCTAACCAACAGCCGGGACAATCTGTATTTTGGCAAACCGGTATCGGATTCCGTGTAAAACATCTGTATGGTTGGTGTATTAACACCAATTTTGGAGGGGATTACTTCCCGTTTCTTATGGATTACGACACCAATCGTATGTATGTGGGGGTTATTACCTCATGGCCTACCACTGCTTGGAGATGGGAAATGTATGACTTTAATGCAGGTGGGTACGGTTTTGCTTCGAATCCTGATGGTGCATTCTCCGCCTGTGTATTTTGGAACCGTTCAGGTACGTCGTTAAGTGGAGAGTACAGTGTTCAATGGTGGGCGGTAGAATAAGGGGAGGGTGTTAATTTGCAAATCGGCAGACGAATCTATTATGAAAAATCAACCGGAAACGTTCTCTTTGATACAGGAGAACGTTCCGGGAACGTTGTTCCAACAACAATTGATCAGGACTTTGAAAGTTATGTAATTCTTGCACAATATAATCGCGATGCCGTGGGAGTTATTGAGCTGGAGTATGGGCAGTATTATGACGACTTCTTACGAAGTTCTGGAAATGTGCGGGTGAATTTGGAGACTGGTGAATTGGAGTTCTCCTACCCAGACCCGAACGAACCGGAACAACCTCCGGTTTACCGCCCGCCGCTGACCGAAGAAGTCACGGCGCTGAACGAGCAAGTCGCTACGCTGTTGATCGATTCTGCTGCCAAGGACATCCAGCTGCAACAGCAAGACGCGATCATCGCCGACCTGATGCTTCAAGTCGCCGCCTTGCAAACAGCGTCGGGAGGAGGTGGGGCGTAATGCGGTTTCAATGGATCAAAAAGTATTACGATGCCGGCATGCCGGGCTACGACAATGAAGGCATCAAGGTGTTTGTTGCAGCCGGCTGGATTACAGCCGAGCAATATAAACAAATCACCGGATTTGATTACGTTGCGTAGGGGCTCCGCATAAGCGGGGCCTTTTACTTTGAAAGGAGACGATCCTTATATGACACAGGTTAAAGAGTTTTTTGCTTCTGCTGCCATCGGGGCGACCGGCAAAGAGGCGGCATTCGGCGGCTTGACAGCTCTTGCCGGCGTCATTGCAAGTGCGCTTGGAGGATGGGATATTGCGCTGCAAGTGCTCGTCGCTTTGATCGTAGGTGATTATATCACCGGCGTTCTTGGCGCGATCAGACAGAAAATGGTCAACAGCGAAGTGATGTTTTGGGGCGGCGTTCGAAAGGGTGTCATCCTGGGCGTGATCGCTCTTGCGACTCTGCTTGACCAGATGGCGGGGGGCGACACGCCGATATTCAGGACTCTTGCGCTTTACTACTACGCCGGCCGTGAAGGTTTAAGCGTCGTCGAAAATCTCGGCATCATTGGCGTGCCGCTGCCGCCGGGTCTCGTCAGTTGGCTTGAGCAGCTGCGTCAGAAGGGGGAAGGCGGCAAAGATGCTGGAGCTTGAATACGTCAAAGCAAAGTCGGCTCCGCGGCTTGAAGGTCTGCATCCAGTAGTCTGGCAAGCCGCGCTTAGGCTGATCGAGCGCTCTTATGCCGCCGGCATCCCGATCCTGATCACGCAAGGATTACGGACGATTGAGGAACAAAACGAGCTCTACGCACAAGGTCGGACCAAGCCCGGCCAGATCGTGACCAATGCCCGCGGTGGTTACAGTTATCACAACTTCGGAGTTGCAGTTGACTTCTGTCTGCTGCTGCCCGATGGCCGCAACGTCTCGTGGGACATGACGCGAGACGGCAACGGCAACGGTAAAGCCGACTGGATGGAAGTTGTCGAGATCGCCAAGTCGATCGGCTTCGATTGGGGAGGCGATTGGAAGTCCTTTAAGGACTATCCTCACTTTGAAATGACGTTCGGGCTGTCTTTGGCCGACTATCGGACTGGAAAACAGCCGTCACAGGCGGCCTGCAATGCTATTTTGGCGCGAATAACGGAACAGGAGGATAAAGAGATGCAGGAACAAATCAAGGCGCTTCTGCGGCGCGTAGAAGCGTTAGAAAAGCAGCTTGAGCCGACCGACCCGCCGGCATGGGCAAAGTCGACGGTCGAAAAGTTGGCGAAGAAGACCAAGAACGGCCGGCCGATCTTGAGCGACCCGAAAGGCGATACGAGCTTTTACCGAACGCTTGTTGTGTTGGACCGTCTTGGGGCATTTGATTGAGGAGGGTAAGGACATGATCATTCATCCTGATGGTCGGCTCGAAGGTACGCCGGAAGAACTGGCAACTTACCAGAAGCAAATGAGGTACATACCGGACACTCCGGTATATGCGCCATATGCTCCATATCGACCTTATTGGGATACTGGATTCAATCCGCTGCAGTGGCCGATAAAGATTACATGCGGAGAGTATTCCTACAATGGACCTCAGCTGCAGGTGATGAATTAAAGCAAAATCCCCGCTGGCTGTTTGGCTGGCGGGGATTTTTTTAATGAACTATATTACCTAATGTTGTGAAATCAAATAACGGCAACATTGATTCAAGCGTTTGAGGATTCCTCTTTGAATAGTCCAAAATCGTCAAACCGGTGATCACATCCTCATCATCTATATCTCTTCTTACCACAATTCCGGGAAACAACTCATCATCGAATGACAGGCGACTTGGATATAGGTAAACATGGAGGACATCATGTCTCGCGTCGTATTTGGCTTGATTGTTCTGTAATGGAACGCGAATCATAAATAATACCTCCTTCAAGAATTTTTTCCTGTCGAGTGTCACGTTTTAGTATCCATGTGACTATCTCATGCGGTTCGCTGTTTGTATCCACGACAACCACCAAATTATGAATGCTTTTGTATTCTGGGATAAATACGTAGTCAATGTATCTGACTCGATTTTCTTTTGTGTTATCAGTATATATAAACCGAGGTTGTTTTATAACTTCAGGGACAAAGGGATAGGAAAGTTTTCGACCAGTGTCTTCCGGATGGTCATCGATGGCGTGAATGCCTCTTTTGTCATCCCTAAGACCAACATCTGTGTTTATTGGGGATTGTACTACCCACAGATATTGTTTTGTTTCCTGTTGTTCTGTATTCATTTATCCCCATCATAACCCTTCTTGATAAAAGTTTCAAATGCATCCGTAATCATACCGTGATTTTCTTTTAAAAGTCGGGAGAAAAGTTCTACCATTCTGGCTAAGTGCGGCCAAGTGACCACTATGCTTGATATAACTTTTGCATTTGGTCCCTGTGGATCAATCCCAGGTAGTGCCTGAATGAAATGTAAAACAACATTTTCCGGTTTAGACTCGACATGAACCAAATCAGCAAAATTTGCATAAAAAGATTCTACATTAACCGGCAATCTCAATTCTTGTTTCTGTACCTTAGATTGTTCTTTCGTTTCTGTGACCATTTAACGATTTACCTCCCATTGGTATGTATTTATTTGGCATTCTACATAAAGGATGAAATTTCCTTCTAAGTTCCATCATTTTTTTTATAACTTCATAATATTGACAACCACATAAACTCGCACTATATTTGAGATATGTCGCCCGTCGTGCGCGGGCGGGGATTGAAACAGCGTTAATACGAAAAGAGACAAAGGACCCGTTTTAGGGTCTTTTGTCATTTAACGCGCCGACTGGCATAATACTCCTGACACCGACGGCAATGCTGCGCTTTGCCTCGGTGCGTTTTCAGCGGCTCGACCCACTCTCGGCCGCATTGCGGGCAGCGTCCTTCCAACCGCATTAGCGCTCGCCTGTGCGCTTTGTGATCGCGATAACGGCACTTCGGCGCGCAATAATAGTGGTCATACCGCAGCAACGTAAAAGATTTACCGCAGCCTGGAGCCCTACAAATGCGGGTTTCCAATCCTCCACCCCCTTTATTTTGATAATAGTAGATTCGTCCCAAAGAATAAAGAGCCGAGTATATCCCGGCTCATATTCCGCCGCCTCCCGTATGGTGAGGTCTTATGCGGTATAATGTTTCACATATACATTCACGATCTCAAACAAGGCGGCGTGGTATACGTCTTCGTCCATCTCTTCCTCGAAGGCTCTTTCTTCTGCTTCGAACACTTTAGCCATAAACTCTGGTGCGTCGATTTCTGCGAGCGTCCGCTCGCAAATCGCTATTTCCTCCCAGTCCGGGCCGGTTCCGGTTTCATATCCTTCGAAGATAGTCACTTGCTTGTCCGCGTATGCTTCGATATCGCGAAGCATAGCGTTTTCTGTCCAGTACTTGCGGAGTCTTTCGACTCCTTCGCCGGCGTCGATTCGGTAGCAGCTCGCGCCGTCGTGGGGGTCCTCGTTGTCGAAGTCCCACGCGCCGCCGCTAACATGTTCGGGTCCGCGCCAGGTTCCTTTTTCGTCTATCCGGATGAAGATGGCTTTTCTCATTGTGACAGTCTCCCTTCAGCGATAGACCGGTTAATGCCACGAGCTGTTCAATCACTCCTTGTTTTATTTGGAAGGGGCCGAAACCCCTTTTATAAGAATAACTCCAACTCGTCCGTCCAGAGCTGATAGAATCCGTAACTGCCAATCCGTTCGAGAACGAAGTCCTCTTCCGTTGGCTCGACGCCGTACCATTTTGCCGTCGTAATCACTTCACCGTCCGGCGTCTCTATCGTGATATCCTGTTGCGTGTAGGCTAATTCGTCCCGCGCGATCTGCTTCGCTTCCTCTAACGTTGCCGCCGTTGCATTCCCTGCCCCAGTGTTAAAGTTGACTTTGTACATTTTACACCCTCCTAGATTTAGTTTTGTTTGTCGTCCCTTGCTGTTGTCTTTATTATAGCATGACACCTATACAATGTATAGGGGAACAATATACGAACAAACTGTGAATTATTTGCTTGCGTACTTCCGAATTTCGTTTAAATCCCAGAGCGGTTGGCCGCTCGGTGTAAACGCAACCGGATGCGGAAAGTCCGACCGAGAGTTCGGCGATTGCATTCGTTTCCAGCGGTCGTAGATCGCGCCCCGTGTCACACCGAGAATATTCGCCACGTCCTGATACCCGCCGACTACCGGTAATTTATCGTTGTCCATTACGCGACTTCCTCCATTACCTCATCGGACCGGATACGGATATAATCGCCGCCCTCGACACGGACGAAATACCGCTTACCAACTTCGCAAATTTCGTAAACACCCGCAGCCAGCCGCCATACGCTTTCGCCGTCCTTGTCGTAAGCTGCGCTGACGAATTCGCGCTCAAAACGGAAAACGTCGTGCTTGCCGGTAATACGGGCGACCCACGTTTGACCTTTACGGCGATTGACGGTCAATTCGATCGTCACCTTACGCGTTTCAGCCCACGCTTGCCGCAGCGCGCCGGCCATGTACTCACGGGCACGTCCGCCAAACTTTGCAGCCGCCTTCCGCGCGATCTCCCACGCACGAACCATTACGTTTTTCATGTTTACCGTCCCCTTTCGTTTTTCCTTATGTCTTTATTATAGCGCAAAACCTATACGTTGTATAGGGGAACAATATGCGAACAAAATATTTTTTACCTCTTGAATCGAACGTGTGTTCTGAATATAATAAGAACAAACGTTCTGATTCGGAGGTTGGTCATGCGAATTGAAAAATACGTGGGCTGCGTCGTCATCATGATCTACCTGGACCGCGCCGGCAAGTTTTCGCAGCGCGAGATCCGGGTGCAATCCGTCCGCGGTGACCAGGTCCGAGCGTTCTGCCTGACATCCGGCGCGCCGCGAGTTTTCCGCCGCGAAAACATCCTCGCACTGGAGCCGGTACGCCATGCGGGATGACGACAAGCGCAAACTGATGCAGACCATGTACAACCTATACAGGGAGGACGCATTCCGACTTGACGTCCCGTTGTTGAGTCGACTATCTGGTCGGCCGCCGAAGCGTGTCGTCAGAACATTAACGGAGCTGGTCGATGAGGAAAGAATCGAGTGGGATCGGCGAACCGGTGCGGCAAAGATAATAAAACCGCATTTTATCCCCGATATTAATCCTTATTGGCAATGGTAGTAGCAAAAAAGTTGGGCACCGAAAAGGTCCCAACTTTTTTTTCACTATTGGATATCCCGCTTTTTATACTTTGCATCGTAGTATATTTTTTGAAGCAGATTTATGATCTCGCCGATGCCAGCAACGACAAGGCCGGCCACAATGAAGGAGGCCATTACAGGGCCATAATAGAGTATCCCCAATAACGCTATAATACTAATCGCGAAGCCGACCACAACAAGGATTTTGCCAAGAATGTTGGATTTATCTTCGTGCTCCTCGATTTCCCTTGTCCATTTTTTCTGATCAAATGCCACGGACGCTCCCCCTTTCGTCGATTGCCATTATTCTACTACAAAAGTCCCGCATTGGCGATATGTGGAAAACGTCAAAACCTCTGAAATTTCCCGAAGGAATCGACAAGTAAGCCCGCCGAAGTAATGGGCGAGGTGATTAGGATGGTCAAAAATCGCTTAAAGGATATTCGGTATGAGCATAAGATGAATCAGCTCGAATTTGCAAATTATCTCGGAATCGGTCAATCCCAATATAACCGGTACGAGCTACAGCAGCGTCAGCCTACGCTTGAAATAGCTCTGCAAATCGCCGAAAAAATAGGACGACCAGTAGAGCATATTTTTTATCTGGACAGGCAATAAAATCCCCAAATTGGCATACATTGTACTATCAAACCGAAAAGGGGATGGTGCAGGTGGAAGATCAGAGCAAAAAAACGGTCTACCGTTTCCGGTACACCGTCGACAATCGTATCAAGGTCGTGGAAGCCTCTCAGGAGCCTTTTGAATCGGGGGGTAGTCATACCTATGCCTGCTGGCTTGTCGTGGCTGCAGGGGCAATTCTGGCGGTCGTGTGGTGGTTTTTATGGCTTTAATGCCGTACCACTATCGTTTGGCGGAGCTGTGGACGCTGCATAGGCGTCGGCAGCTCACCGACGCCGAAACGATGGAAATGGCGCATTGCCTTGCTGCGAATGCAAAGTATTGTTGGGACGTCGTGACGCTGCAAAATTTGTCGCTTGCTGCGTATCAAGCGGGGGACATGGAGTGGTTGCATGAGGTCTGCGCTCAGCTCGATGCGCTGGAGGAGAAGCTGGTTATGAAACGGAAGGCGGGGGACGACAACGCATAATCGTGCGCATTTTCCCTCCATTCTGTCGAGATGTGTCGATAAAAAGTTATGCACAGATTTTCGAACAAATGTTCCTGAATAAATAATTTGTGCTATACTCATTTTACCATCTCTTATTCCGGATAAATCAAGGGGGACAGGTTATTGAGATGATAAAAGAGTCAGATTTCCTCGAAAAAATCAAGAGCATGGGTGCAGTCGAACTGCAGGAATATCTCTATTCGGTCAACTGCGCAACATCTTCAGGCCTGTCAGAACCAACTCTTTTAACCGAAGAACCTCATCAGGATTAAGTTCTTTTCCTTCATAAGTGAATTTGTAATTTTCAAAGTTTTGAATTTCAATATACTCCGTCCCTGGAAACGGTTCGGAGTTTATTTTATTTAAGTTCTCCAGAACAATTTCCTCTAGTTTTCTTGCAAATTCATCTTTCACATCTTCAGAAAAATCGGCGTTTTTAATAATCCCTTTTAATTTTTCGGGAGTGTATACAGCATCCTCACCTACATCATCAATATATTTTTCAACCAATTTTTCTAAAGAATGAATTGCGCCTTTATATAATTTATTTTCTATGCATAACGCATCAATATATTTTTCTATTTTTCTATCGAGTTCTCTGTGAATAGCAAAGAAATCTTTTACTCCTTGTAGTTTCTCGTCAGACATCCCTTTAAAATAACCTGCTTTCTCCATAAGTTCTTCGTATGGAACCTTTAACCCCTTCGCCAAATTGTTGATCGTAGAAGGTTTTGGAACCCCTCTTTGTCCATTCTCAATACGAGATATTTGGGATGTACTTATTCCGGATTCGACAGCAACATCTGCCAGGCTTAAATTTTTTGATTCTCTAATTTTTTTCACATACTGACCAAACTCATTTTTCATTGAATAAAACCTCCTTGTACCGACACCAACTACTCGTCGGCTCATTTCAAAATTTTTATAATACTTCTTTTTTTAAAACTTCTTTATGAATCCTTCGAAATTTCATGGCGTATAACTCACCCACAGGTTATAATATACACGATTATTGCCATAAGGTAAAGAGAAAATACAAGAATATATTGCCAAATGGGGAATTTAGCTAAATACGAACAAATATGCTCATTTTTGACCAATTTCAGAGATTTGCCTTTTGGCTAAATGAGGTTATTATTGGAATTGCCATAAGGCAACTGCATGAGTAGCAAGGAGGTGATCTGA